TAGAGTTGATTAAATTTAACAGATCTGGCAACTTTGACCGAGCTATGGCACTCATGATCGGGATGTATCATACAAGAGAACTTTACAATAAAGAACTTAAGTTTGATGACCACGACAATTCCTCTAACGACTGGTTTGATAAAAATTATCAGTAAAGTGACATATTTATAATAAGTTATGGAAAAAAGCCGTAATTTAGCTTGTCTGATATTTCGAACCTAATTTTGTATTAATGTACGGACAAGCCCATATCCCAAAACAAAGAATCCCACTTACTCAAAAAGACGAGAAGTGGAGAAAAGACTGTGTAGATGCTTTCATTAATTTATCAAAATTTGGTATTAGTGAACGTCGTAGTTATTTGAAATCACTATACGATTATTATAACGGTGTAATTGACGAGGAAGATTACAACTATGTGCTTAAGCCATATGGTAAAACACGTAAGAACTTCCCATCTAAGATGAGAAATTATCCTATTATTAAGCCAGTCATTGACTTGTTATTAGGGGAAAAATCTAAACGTCCATTAGACTTTACAGTTACAGTACAAAATGGGGATGCAGTAAGTCTTAAAGAAGAAGCATTAAAAACAATGCTACTTACAAACGTAAAGAATAAATTCTTACAAGAACTTGCAAAGCAACAAGGAGCTGAGATTCCTGAAGAAGGAGATATCCAACTCCCAAAACAGATTGCAGAAGAATTCAATAGAACTTATGTGGATCAAAGAGCTTTGAAAGGGCAAGCATCTCTTACATACATCATGTATTTTAATGAGATCTACGATAAGTTCCAAAAGCAATGGTTTCATTTTTTAATTTCTGGGGAATGCTACTCACACAAAGGAGTACGTCGTAATGAGCCATTTTACGAAGTTGTCAATCCATTAGATGTCGACTTTGATAAAGATCCAGATATTGACTTTGTAGAAGATGCTGACTGGGCTATCATTAGAAAATTCTCACATGCCTCTACAATCATAGATGCTTATGGAGAATACTTAACCCCAGAGCAAGTATTAGAATTAGAAAACCCAAAGCACACTACTGCAGAAGCATACTTGTTATACCGTGCAGAAGCCGGTGGGGCAGATGATAACATTTACAGAAATAGATTAATAGAAGTTGTAAGTGTATATTGGAAATCTCGTAAGAGAGTTGGATTTGTACAGTATGAAGACCCAAATACTGGTAACCAGGAAATGTTTGATGTTGATGAGTCATTCAAATTAACTCCTGAGTTAAAAGAACTTGGGGCTAAAATAACTTATGAATGGGTTAACGAGGTATGGGAAGGAACTAAAATTGACGGTAGATTCTACATCAATATTAGACCTCACATGACTCAACGTAACAGTTTAGATAACCCATCTATCTGTAAACTTCCAATTAATGGAAGAAAGTATTCTGATATTAACTCTCAAAACGTTTCTTTAGTAACACTAGGAATTCCATATCAATTAAACTACAACATCTATAAATACCGTCTTGAACTAGCAATAGCAAGAAGTAAAGATATCGTAGCTCAGTTTGATATTAACATGATCCCTAAAAACTGGGACATGGATAAGTTCATGTACTATGTAGAAGGCACTGGTATTGCATGGGTTGATTATAATAAAGAAGGTGTTCAACTTTCTCCACAGCATCAATCTGTATTAGATATGTCTATCAAGACTATTTCTCAATACCTAACGTTGCTAGAATCTATCATGGTTGAATGGGAAAAACTTAGTGGTGTAACAAGACAACGTCAGGGCCAAATGGGAACCTATGAAGGTAAGTCTACATCACAACAGTCGATTATTCAATCTTCTCACATTACTGAAGATATATTTAGAAAGTTCAACCAATTCGAGCAAAGAGAACTCCAAGGCCTTTTGGATTATTCAAAAGAAGCATGGCTTAATGGTAAGAAGGCAATGTATATAATGCCTGATGGAACCGTAGGAGAAGTCGATGTAGATCCATTAACTCATATGGAAAGTGAGTATGGAATCTTTGTTTCAGATGCAGCTAAAGATATGGAACGTAAACAGAAGATAGAAAGTTTAGCTCAAGCAGCAGTTCAGAATGGAATGCCTATGAGTGCAGTAGCAGCTATCTTTGAAAGTGATAGTTTCACTCAAATTAAAGATAAAATTATTCAAGCTGAGAAAAGTGCAGAACAATTAAAGCAAGCTCAAGATCAAGCAATGCAACAGCAAAAGCAGCAAGAACTTGCATTACAAGATAAAGCAATTCAGCAAGCAGCTATTGACAAAGAGAAAGATAGACAACTTCAAATTGAAGTAGCACTCATCGGAGCAGAATCGAAAGAAAATGCCAATAACATTACTTTGCAAAAGCTTATGCAAGATTTTCAAGCAAAGCAAGATGAGTTAAGCTTAAAAGAAAAAGAGTTAGAAGCTAAGTCTGCAGAAGCAATGGCTAAACTAAATAACGGAGAACAATGATAAAACAGTCCCCAAATACAAGTAAAGCTGTGGCTGGATTTGTAGTAGAGTTAATGGATGCTGCAAATAAATTTCATATCCTACATTTAAAAGTAACAGGACCAGGAAGCTATGCTGCACATAAAACACTTAATGATCTTTATGATGCATTACCTGGACATGCAGATACTCTTGCAGAAAGTTATCAAGGAGCATGTGGAATGCTTTTAGATTATCCAGATAATGTAACAGCTCCTACTTTAAAATCTGTAAAAGAAGCTATTTCTTATATAGATGATATGCATGACACTACGTCGGAACTTCAAAAGATGATTCCATATAGTGAGATTGTAAATGATTTAGATGCACTTAAATCAACTCTTAACTCAGCAAAATATAAATTAATGTTCTTGTCGTAATGGACAATAGTACTCGAAAAGCTTTAATCAATAGAGGCAAATCTGTTGGATTCAATGGAGATTACCTTGAAGTATTTCGTGCATATGATCAAGGGGTTGATATTATTGGAGAGTTTGTAGCTCAGCAGCAACAAGCTGCTGGAGCTTCTCCATTGCTACAATCTCTTAAAACACCGGACCCATCTCAACAAATGATGGTTCCCCCACAACAGCAACTTCCTCAAATACCTGTTGTCCCATCTAATCCCCCAAGTGCTCCACAGACAAAAGTGACTTTGCCAGAACAAGCTCCATCACCTTTAGTAAACTCTGCAGAAGCTGCAGGAGTAGGCTTGGCAAGTACTGCTAAAGGACCATCAGGTGGACAGTTTCTAATGAGATTAGGAGGGGTTAGAAAATATGCACTAGGAGGGTCAATAAGTTGTCCTCCTGGATTAGTGCCAAATTCTAATGGAGATTGTGTAAAAGATTTAAGCACTCCACCTACACCTACAAGTTCTTTATCAAATTACTATACAAATGCAGTATCTAAATATGGAGTAACTGTAGCTCAAAAAATGTTAAAGAATAAAAGGATGTGCCATCCAGGAGAAGAGTGTTGGGAAGAACCTGTACAAGAACAAATGAATAGAAGATCTTACCCTGTAAAACCTACTGGAGATGCAGCTATTGATAGGTTGAACGCTATCATGTTTGGAAAAAGTGGGACTAATACGGATAAAGGATATATACCACTAGATGATCCAAAATATAATCCTTATAAATAGCAAGTGCTATATAATAAAGCAAAGTATAAAAGATAAATTTATACTTTTTAGTTAAATGTAAACCAATACCTTTGTATATATGAGCAAACCAACAGACAAAATTAATTTCTCAGACATCACCTTCGACGGAGTAATCGGTGATGGAATTGAGCCTACTGGATCAACGGATTCAGGGGATAATCTTGACAACGATGTAAATGATCAAGATACTGATGATCTAGTCGACGATGTCGATGATGATCAAGATGATCAAGACAATAATCAACCTGCAAAAAAATCTAGCAGAGATGATAATGATGACGATGACTTTGATGACGACAATGATTCAAATGATTCTGACTCATCTTCAGTCGCTGCTTCAATTGCACAAGCATTAGGTTATGAATTAGAAAATGAATATGAAGACTCTGAAGAGGGTTTAATAGAACTTACTAAAGACATAGCCCAAAATATTGCTGAAGATCAATTGCAAGAGTTGTTTGGACAATACCCATTGTTACAACAACACATGGAGTTTTTATTGGCAGGTGGAGAATCTGAAAAGTTCTTTGAAGCTTACAACCCAAATTCTGACTATGCAACTTATGAGATCTCAAAAGATGACATCAGATCTCAAAAAGGATTTGTTGCAGAGTACTTCAGAAACAAAGGGCATGATGAAGAGTTCGTTAAAGAAATGATTGAAGAGTTTGAAGACTCTGGCAAACTTTACGATAAAGCTCTTGTAGCTCAAAAACATTTAGCTGCTGTTCAAGAGAAAACTAGAGCACAGTTAATCGAAGATCAAAAACGTCAACAAGCTGAAGCTGCTGCAAAACAGGAAGAATTCTGGGAAGAAGTAGCAAATACAATCAGCAGTGGAAATGAATTTGCAGGTATCCGTATCCCGGATCGTGAGAAAGCAAAATTCTTTGAGTATATCTCTGAGCCAAAAGATCAGTCAGGTAGAACACAAAGAGATGTTGACTATGCAAATGCAGAACTTGAAGTTAAGTTAGCTATTGATTATTTGATGTATAAAGGGATGAAGCTATCCGACATCATTCAAACTAAAGCTAAAACTGAAAGTGTAAAAAGCTTAAGAGATAAAATTCAAAGTCATCAAGACCGAGTTAAAAACTTTGGAAAGGTTGACAAGAACGGAAATAGGAAATTTGATCCAGACCAACTGGATATGAAGAGGCTGTTTGAATAAAACGCAAATTAACTTTTAAAAACTAAGAATCATGTCATTAATGCAAGTATTAAAGACGTACTATAACGACAGTCAGATGACCGACACTAACTCGTTGGTTAATGCACTTATGGAACGTCCAGAGGAGTTGTCTCCTATTA